GAGAAGAAGTTGATATTATAAAACCCTTTGATCAAACGATAATGCCTTCGGAAGCTGAATGGAGTACAACTGACGACATTGTGGTTGAATCTCTCTCTGGAGATCCTTTAAATTTAATTGGGGTTAAAATATATCAAGATTCATTTACTAATCCAACCGCTAGTGGAACCGTTTCAAATGTAAGCACTAAATTTTTAGGAAATAAAAAATATCATCAAATATCTTTTTCAAAGGGAACAATAGAGAATAAATTTAAAGTTTCAGCAAAAACAAAAGTATTAACAACTGCTTCAACAACAGAAACTATTACTGTGGATTCCACAATTGGATTTGGAAATACAGGTAATTTTTACTATAAAGACGCAGATAATCTATACAGATTAGCAGAGTTCACATCTAAGTCAAGTAATCAATTTTTTGGATGCACAGGTATTACCACAACTTTAACTGAATCTGATCCAATAATCGATTTAAATTTCATTTATGGATATGAAAATAATGATTTAACTAAGATTTGTCAGATGAGGGTGGTTGGATCGATTGCAGGAACTGCTAGTAACGTTAATAGTTCAAAGTTTTTTAATATTGATGAACTCATTCGAGTTAAACATTTAGGAGAAAAATATTCAGTAGATGATAATCGATTCAATACTTGGTTTTACAATAACATATCATATATTGATGTTATTCAGCATCCATCAGATGTTAGTGATCCTCTTACACATGGAACGTTTAATACCTTATCAGAACATTTTTTAAAAGTAGGAGATAGAATAGATGTTATCTTTAAAAATACTAACGCTACAATTTTAACAAATGAGGAAGTAACAGTAGTTAATAATTCAAAACAATTTCAAATTGACACTTTAGTAGATGTACCTGGTGATTATGTAATTAAAAAAAGATTAAATTTTGCCTCTACAAATTTTGGTATCGACTCACTTCTTTCGAATATTCAAAATTCATATGTAGATTCTGAAAATAATGCTTATATTGCTTTTTCTGGATACCCCTCATTTGATACAAACACAACAAATAGATCAAAATCTGTTGTGGGTGCAGGAATTTCAACAGTATTTAATGTACATGACCATAAATTTTTGAACGGAGAAAAAGTTTATGTTGGTTTAACCTCAACTTCATCTAAAGGATCTAATTTAAGCGGTTACTACTATGTAAATGTCATTGACACTAATAATATTAAGTTAGCTATAAGTAATGATAATTTATATGCAAATATTTTCGAATCATTAGATACTACAGAAAATAATTCTGTTAGTCCGTCCACTACTTTGATTACTCCTGCAGATTTGTATGATGGAAAAGAATTAAAAAACCAAAATAATTTCAAAAGAATATACAAAACTCCAAAAGTAAGAGAAGGTAAATTTAACATCTATGGGCCAATCGGTGTTTCTTTAAATGGCATTGAATATCATTCTCCTATTGCTAATGATGCTATTTTTTATGGAAAAATTAAAGATATTGAAATTTTAAATTCTGGAAATGGGTATAATATTATTGAATCTCCTGAATTATCAATATCAGATAAAAATGGAAGTGGTTGTATAGCAAATGCAAATTTTAGTGGATCTTTGACTGAAGTAGTTTTGGATAATCCAGGATTTGATTACTTAGATGTTCCTTCGGTAAAAATAAGTGGAGGAAATGGTTCTGGAGCAATTTGTGAAGCAAAAATGAGAGGTTTTACTTATAGAAGAACATTTAATGAATCTAATATTGATGTTGGCAATAATACAATCTTTGTACCAGAAGAAGGAGAACATAAATTTTCTGATGGTGAAGAGGTAAGATATTTAGCTACAGGAACTCCAATTGGAATTGCAGGCACTGTTGGCAGTGTTGGTTTTACTACAGATAGGTTATTGTCTGATACAACATACTTTGTTGCAAAAATTGACAAAAGTTCTTTTAGATTAGCAATAACTGAAAAAAGAGCAATAACTAAAACAAATTTGATAGAATTTAATGATAATGGAACTCAAACTCATACTTTTGTATCTAAAAAAATAAGAAAAATTATTGATAGAATAATTGTTAATAATTCTGGAACATCATATGATAAACACCAAATTTCTGTAAGGAGTAATATTTTTCCTCAAGAATTAAGTAGTTTTTTTGAATCAACTTCAAAAAAACAACAAAAGAAAGGGGGAAGGATAAAAATACTACGTTCTCCTACAGAAATACTTAGTGGAATAAACACAGAAAATAATTATATCTATGCCCAAAATCACGATTTTAAAAGTGGTGATATCGTAGAATACATTTCTGAAGGCACAGTCATTTCTGGATTATCAACAACTAAATCATATAAAGTAACTATTCTTGATGATGATAGATTTAAGTTGAGTGATGCTGGCACAGCGACTACAATATCAGATACAAATTATAATAGAAAAGTATATGTAAATTTAAACAGTGTCGGTATTGGTACGCATATATTTAAATATCCAGATATAAAACTTAAAATTAATGGAACAGTATCTGCTGGAAAAACAGATGCAATTCCTGATTACTTTAAAGCAACTGCTACACCCATAATTAATGGAAATTTGAAAAGTATTTTTATTGAAGATGGTGGAGTTGGTTATGGTGTAACAAATATTGTTAATTATGTGCTTAAACCTCAAATAAAACTATTAACTGGAGATGAAAATGCAATTTTACGTCCAATAGTCATCAATGGTAAAATAAGTGATGTTGAAATTGTAGATGGTGGCACTAATTATACAACTCCACCAAATCTTGAGGTAATAGGTATTGATGGTGAGTCTGGAACAGTTGGCCAATTTGCTGAATTAAAATCGGTAGTTTCAAACGGAAAAATTACAGATGTTATAATAGTTGAAGGTGGATCAGGTTACAGTTTAAATGACACTTTGATAAAAGTCGTTCCTGCTGGTTCAGGTGCAATTATAAATTCTCAAATATATGATTGGAAAATAGATTTAGTAAAAAGATATAGTCATGCGATAACAAATGATAATAAACAACTATTACAATTAAGAGGAAGTAAAGGAAATAAAATATGTTCATTTTTTCCACCAAAAAAATATAGATATTTGCTTGGAGATAATATTGATAAAAGTCTAACAATAGAATCTAATGACAATCACTCTAAAATTGTTGGTTGGTCTTATGATGGTAATCCAATTTATGGCCCAGTTGGAAAAAATAAAACAGGAATAGGTTTTACTTTTATGAAATCTGGTTATAAGTTAAATTCAGAAGTTGGAAAAGATGATTTAGTTTCCAGAAAATATAGACCACCAAATTTTCAAAATGGATTTTTTATTAAAGATTATATTTTTGACGAAAGTGGTGATTTGGATGAGGATAATGGAACATTTGTAGTAAATTCAGATTTTCCTGAAGGAACTTATGCATATTTTTCTACCATAGACGGTTCCACTAAAAATCCAACATTTCCTTACATTACTTTTTCACACCGTGATTTAACTGATTCATTTAATTATCTTGCAGAGAGTGAGCAAACAGATGAAAATTTAAACAGTGATAATTACAAAAGAACTGTAACTCATTTAGGTTTAAATGATAATTTTAAAAAATATCCTCCACTTCAAGATTCTTTAGATTCAAAAGCACAAGTTAAAGTTAGTGCAATTAGACCATCTACAATAACAGGAATTGCTGTAAATCAATCAGGATCAAATTATAAACCAAATGAAAAATTAAATTTTAACGATCCTACTGTTTTGGCTCAAGTAGGGGAGGTTATAGGAAAAGAGATAATTTCGGTGGGAACAACAACCACTGTAATTGATAATCTTACCTTTACTATAATAGATGGAAAAGTTACTGGAATATCAACTACCCCACATGGTCTTTTATCTGGAGATGTTGTTGAAATTTCAGGTATATCTTCGGCATTTTATAAAAATATTGAGGGTGTTAGAACAATTGGAATATCAACAGTTAGTTCTGGTTTATCTACGAGTATTTTAAATTTAAACAATACTGGAATTACAACTTTTGTCACTTTTTCTGA